GGGATGTATTTTGCGTATTTCATGAATACTGTAATATCGGATAAAATTTGATTGCTAATTTCCATAAGGTGTAAAAATTTTGTGTTTTTTTTAAAGATTAACTATAAATATCGTATATACTCTGAAAAAATAAACGATTTTCATCAGAGGTTAAAGAAGGTTTCAGAGATGCGTTTTGCTTGGGATGGGCTAATGTCATCATTAGATCTAAAAGTAGGGCGACTAGGAGCAGAAGGTAAATCAAAATCACTATCAAACATTTCTATCTTACCAATAGAAGTATCAATAAGACTTGGGAAGGTCATACCATCAGATCCATATCTATTTTTCATAACATGCCATCTACCAGTACCATTTACTTTATCATCTTTTTTTCTTGATAAAGACATACCAAAATCAATTATACCCATTTTATCGTAAGAACCAGCAATTTTATCTCCTTCAACTTGTTCATCTTGAGCACCTGCTCTATTAACTTGAGAAGCAGTCCATACTAAAATATCTAGTTCAGAAGCTAATCCCCTTAAATTTCGGTATATTTCATCTATTTTATCTTTTCTTTCCCTTCCTTTTTTGCTGTCTAACAGATCAGCGTAATCTACAATTACCATATCTGGCTCAATTCCTTGAGCTATACATTTTTGGATATGTGCTCTAATTGTACCTACTGTAGCTCCTCCTGTAGGGTAAGCTTTAATGTAAAGTCCACCACCTGTTTCAGATAATTTGTCTCTTTTTTGTTGTACTTTTTCTTTACTCAACATTAATTGGGAAAAAGGAATTTCACAAAAAGAAGCATCATATCTTCTTCCAACGTAAATGTCATTTAACTCAAGAGTATAGTGTAAAACTGTTTTTCCTTTTTCAACAGCATGTTTTCCTATATTTACTAAAGCCCATGATTTACCTCCTCCTGGACCTCCTACTATTAGAGCAAGATCACCATTTCCTAACCCACCACCTGTTAAATCATTTATTAAAGGCCAAGGAGTAGGGACAACATTTCTTTTTTCTTCTTTAAATCGTTCTTCTAAATGAGCAAAATATTCGTGCCCTACACTTCTATCTGTCCCTGCTTTTAAAGCGGTATCAATTAAACCTCTAATACCTTCATAATCTCCTAAAGGTAATAAATCTACACTTCTTATAAGTGCTTTTTTAAGACTTTGATCTTTACCAAAAGCTAAGAATTTATCTTTTACAAAATCTAAATCTTTTGCTTTTTTATTTTCAATAATCTGTTTTAATTGATCTTTAATAGCAACTTTAAGGACGTCATTAGGTACTTCACTTAATTTTACCTTAAATACTTCTAATGTAGGATTAGTTTTATATTCATCGAAGTATTCTATTACTGTATTAACAATCCATTTTGCTGCTTCATTATCAAAATAATCTTCAGAAAGCAAATCATGTGATTGTTGTAAAAAGTTTACATCATAAATAAGAACTGAAAGTGTCTTAGTTTGAAAACTATGACCAAATTCATTAAGAGTCTCCATTAATAAATCTATTTGGAAGGTTAAAATTTTCTGCTAGCCAATTACTTGTATTTGTAATTGATTTTCCTAATGTATCTATTTCATAAAGATGTTCAAAAGTCTCTTTATCTAAAGAAGAAACATTTTCTATAAGTGAATCGTTTAGGTATTTCTCGTCGTCATCCCCGAATATAATATCGTGTAATCCCATTATTTTTGCGTTGATTTTCAATTGCTCCGTTAGTATTGATACCTTATTGTACAACAGATGTTCTGTTCGTTTAAGACGAGATTTATCAAGAACATTTTTTAAAGTAAATGGTTCTTGGGATTTTAATTCAGGAAACAATTTTGCTACTTTTTTAGGTCCTAAACCCTCAACTCCAGGAACATTATCTGTTTTATCACCTAAAAGTATCTTATAAGTTAAAAAATTAATAGGTGAAACACCGTATTCTTTTAAAACCTCAACAGGAGTATAAAATACTTTTTTGGTTGGAGAATATATAGTAATTTTTTCATTAACTAATTGAAGAAAATCTCTATCAGAAGACATTAGATAGACATGAGCATCTGGATCTTCTTGTGATATTTTTTTAGCATAATAAGCTAAAACATCATCTGCTTCTGCTTTATCAACAGAAACAGTAGTAACAGGAAGACATCTTAAATAAGCTGTAAGTCGCTCAATCTGAGCACCCATTGAATCTATTTCGTCTGATTTTGTATCAAATATATCCCAATTTGTTACTTTAGTAAGGTTTCTATTACTTTTATATTCAGGTAGGAGGTTTTTCTTATTTGTTATATTTCCTACTCCATCAAAAGCAATTATGATTCGGGTAGCTCCTATTAATCTAGAAGCATACCCTAAACTTCTTAAAAACCCTACTAATCCACCTATATGTTCTCCTTGTTCATTTAAATAATTAATAACAGCAAAGTTTCTAAAAAAGGTATTCATACCGTCTATTAGAAGTACTTTACTGTTTCTTTTTAAATTAGGATCATATAGGGGATTTTCAAGATTTTCAATTAATGAAAATATATCTGTCATTGAAGGTCACTTGTTTCTGAATAAATTTCAGTCATATCATCGATATTATTTTCTTCTTCTTCAATAATATCAAAATCATAACCGCCTAAAATTTCTGACCATTCTTCTGAATGGTCTTTTTTGTAATCATTAACTCCGTCTTCTAGTATAAAGCCGTGAGAAGTCATAATAATTCTTCCACGAGTAGAAATACCATTAATATGATTTTTATCTATCTGTACTTTAGTACGTTTTGCAAATTCAACTTCTTTACCATCTTTCCTAGCTTTGATTTTAGAAGTACCGCTGTTAGTTACGTTACCAAATGTTAAAACAAATGTTGAATCATACCACATTGTTTCGCCACCTTTATTTTTAATTTTAGGTTGGCTCATAGGTGTTTCTGCTTTCATTGTCCATACTTTGTTAATACAGATTAATGAATTAGTAAATGGAGATGTTTCTTTTCTACTTAATGTAATTTTTTGATTTACATTATTACCAAACTGAGTGGACATAGCTCCAGCATTCCATTCATTATTATTTTTGTTTGATTTGATAGACATTTCACAAGGAATAGAACCTACTGAATCCCATAAGAAAACAAGATCATATGGTAAATTTCCTCGTTTTTGTTCATCGATTAAATCAAGAATAAAACCAGCTACATCTTCAATTGTATTTAAACGAGTACGATCTACATAAATGAAATTTCCCCCGTAATCTACAATTTCTCCAGTTTCTTTGTCTACTATTTCTTCTACCTCAAGACCCATTAACTCGGCATGTTCCCAAGACCATTTCATCTCAGTAACTATAAAAACAGGCAATTTGCCCATCTTTTGAGCATTAACAGCTAATTCAAGAAGTGCAGTTGTTTTACCGGTGTCAGAATGGCCACGTAACAAAGTTACGTGACCATGTGGAACACCAGGTACGCTTAATACTTCCTGAAGGGCAGGACTGAATGGAATCCACTCCTGAGGTTTAAATTTTATATTTCCACTAAGTAATTTTTTTTCTTTAAACTTATTAAGATCAAAGCTCTTAGCAGACGATACTGTTTGTGTTAGTGATTTTTTTCTTGCCATAATTAACTATCAAAGTCATCATCAAATAAATCATCAAGACTATCATCTAAAGAAGATGATTGCTTTTTAACATGAGCTACTTCTTCAGTATCACCTTGTAAAGTAGTCATATGATTCTGGAGAACGGTTTTCATTTCATCAAAAGAATATTTCTTATAAATAGAAACTAATTCTTTTTGATCTTCTAAATATTGTTCAACCATCTTTGAATCATCATGTAGAGGTGTTGATTTTGATTTGATACGAACTGTAGTAGTTGGGTACAGTTTACCTGATTCTTGGTTCATTTCTACAGAAATGTCGTTTCCAGCATATACATCAGTAATATCTGTAACTCCATCTTCTGCTAGAAGTTCAATGTCTTTTAACAAGGTTGTGTATACTTGTTTACCAAATTCCCAAAAACGAACTCCTTTATCTTCTTCTCCTCGTACAATAACAGGAGCAAAATATCGAAGTCGTGGTGAGATTTTCTTAGCAAGTTCTTTCATTTCGGCATCTGAACTTCTACGTAACTCATTAGTTACTTCTACAATAGGATCAGATTCACCAAAATTAGTAAGAGCTAACATTCTCATTTTACCTACATTAAAGTGAAAATATAATTCACTAAATGGATAATCTTTATTAAACTTATAAGGAACAATCCTTACAGTTGATCGTCCCTCATCTACTCTAGGTTTCCAAAATGCCTGGGCATAATCAGAAGGACCACTACTAGAGGGACCGCTATTTAGTTTATTTAAGCGTTTTTTTACTTCATTGATGTTCATAAAACTGAATTTTTAGTGTTAAAGTGTAAATATAATAAATTAATCATTAAACCTCAACTATTTCTTTTAGAAAAGTAGGAATAATAATCAATTTATCGTGTTTACTTAATAGTAAACAATTTTTGTAGTTTTCCCATTCTATTTGATAGTTTGGGTTAACTCTTCCGTACTCATGAAGGACAACTGAATTAAGTGCATTAATTGTGTAAAGGGTATTTGTTTCCTTTTTTCGATGCACATTAATTGTATCAGGGAAAACAGTGTCTTCTTTTAGATTAGCTGTGTCTATATTATAAGTAAGAAGTGTTTTACTATAATTCTTATTTTTAGAACCCAGCACAAATATTTTCCCAAACAAGATTTCATAATCTGCAATTAAGCCACTAATCACATCATTTATGTCTTGTTCTTCTACGAAAGTGCAGTATAGTCTATTTGTCATAATTTAAACGATTTAAAATTATTTAACGTTTTTGATTCTTTAGTTTTAACAGGAAACTGTCCATTCCCTGAAAGTATATCCTTTATTTTATTTAATATCTTTGTTTCAAATGTGTCAACATCCAATACAAAGGCGTCGTAGATATATAGACATACTCGTGTTCTGTATTCTGACAAATATATGAATAATTCGTCCAAAATCAAAGTGTTTCTTTCGGTTTCATATGCTTGAATCATATAATTGAGTAGTTTTTGTGGAGTGCAATTTTTGATATGGTCTTTAGATAATTTACGTTTTGCAAGAGGTGTTTCTACATACCCCTGTATATTAAATATTTTCCATAAGTCATCAATGTACTCTTGTGTTTTTTTAAAAAAGTCAATGTGTATATACTTTGCAAATATCCCTCCATATAATTGACGGAAGGTAAGTTCTTTAGATTCTTTTAACTGTTTTTCAGTTAAATCTTCTCCAAAGTATTTTTTAGCAAGATATTGATGTACATTGTCTTCATTAAATTTATACCCAATAAGATCTCCTATCAAACGAATATGATAACCATCAAAATCCATTTCAACAAAATAATCGTTATTTGGAATAAATGCCTCTTTAGAACCATCATCCTTATTTAATGTTTGTAAATTTAAACCGTTATAAGAACATATAAATCGTCCTGTTGTAGAATATGGTTTATAATAAGAGTATAGTTGGTTTTCTT